CAAAATTAGAACCTGTTGAATTTAGAATGCAAGGTAAGACTAATAGACAAGTAGGGGATAAGGAAGTGCAGCTTACATCGTATCAAGCAAGCTATGTTGAACGAGCGGAAAAGTCTTGTTTGGTGGCTTATGAATTCTTAATTGATTCAGGTATAGCAAGAGAGTGTGCCCGGATGGTCTTACCGCTTAGCACCCAGACAACTCTGTACATGTCCGGGTCATGTCGCTCATTCATTCACTACCTACAACTCAGAACAAAAGAAGATACTCAGAAAGAGCACCGGGAAGTAGCTCTCAATATGCAAAAAATCTTCTGTGAAGCCTTTCCCACCATTGCAAAAGCTTTAGAATGGAGATAATATATTAACACTATGCACGGACGATTCCCGACAATGAATAAATATTGGTTAGCTCAAGAGCTCTTTCCTCTCTTATCCAAAGAAGAAAAGCGTTTAGTATTCTTTCCTACTAAGGAAGAGCGTAAAGGTAAGACTTTTACTAAAAACGATCTTCGCCTTTCACGAGAAGATCAAGAGCTGTTAGACAAACATCGCGCTAAATAATATGAAACCTTCAGCCGCAGGCAAGGGCTCGGACCCCCGTCCAGTAAAATTGTCCGAATATGTAAAGAACTTTGACCAAATTAAATGGTCTAAGGATAAGCGAGAACCCACTAAGACAAAGAAGGGAAAGCAGATTTACGTCTATAGATAGAATAAATATTAATAGCTCAGAAAACTAAAAGAATAAAGCTTATTTGTTGTTGTCGTAACTTCGAATAAGCTCTTTTAGTCTTCAAAAGCTACATAATGTTTGAACAGATATTCTTTTCGGTCCTCTTTTGTCTATTTGTAGCTTTAATTGTTTTAAAAGAGTGTAATAAAAAAGGTTAATCAAACCTCTACACTAGAAAGTGTCTTAACACCATCTGACCAAGGTCTGAGTTGTTGTAGTGACTGTTCTCCTGAATACAAGTACTTGACAACGTACTGAGTAAGCTTACCATAACCTGCTGGATTCTCTACGATAATATCAACATACCCCGGTCTAGTAGCTGAGGGCATAGTAAAGGTTATAGTGTTGTCATTATTTGTTGTGTAGGCAGAAGAGAGTAGTTTGACTCCAAAGAACCCCGGATAATTAGCTGACAGTCTCGGCACACTTGAAAAGGGATTATAAAACGTTTGACTTTGATATGGGTAGCCGGAAAGATAAACATTAGTTATATTAAAAAAAGACTTACCGTAGACGTTAAACGTTTTAGAAGCGGAAGTAAAAACTACTGGTGTATAAGGCTTATTAAGATAATTCATTAATGATCTGGGGTTGAGGTTGTGCTGAGAGGATATGCCGCTCGGTAGTTAATAGGTCTAGGTCGTCTAGAGAATATTTGGACATTAAATCAGCCTGAGTTGAGAAGTTTGAGTTGATAGTAAGAATTGTTGATTCAGGTCTAGAAGGAGCTGCTTTAAACAACCAACCTTTAAAGGTAAATGATGTCTCGCCTTGAATACGAGCTACGGTGGTAGAATTAATATCGTAAGGCTGAGAGAGATTAACTGATCCGTTCCAAATAACTTGTGAACGAATTTCGTGATCAGGTGCGGAAGGTATTCGCCATGAAATAATTAGATAAGGGTCTGTGTATGAAAATAAATTACTGATAATCTGGTCCATATCCTCAGCGAAGCGCGTTAGAATACTTACCCCGATATTAAGATCTATTGGTACTGGTTGTAATAATTTGTTTGTTATAGTTGGATCAGTTGATGTAATGTACGAACCTTGTATTTTATTAAAAACTCTACTAGGGTCTCTTGTTATACCGTTATTATACAAGGCAACCACTGGTAGTTGTAAATTTTGAGCTTTATCTAATAAGTCAGCTAGTACTCTTTGTTTAGGTGCATAAACAAAACGAACTTTAATTGTGTCTTGAGCTTCGCGAAAACGGTTATATCTCTTAACGTGCAAACCGTCAAGAGCTGAAGCCAACATGGTTATCATGGTGGATATTTCGAACGAGTAGGTGTACTTTCGCATTGTCTATTATTTAAGTGAATCTTCTTCCCCGGCTTCTAAAATATACTTTAAAACTTCGAGCTGTACTTTAGCCTTCCTTTTAGGACATCTTCTAACACTAACTGCATCTAAGATATCATTTGATCTCTGGTCGACATAATGTCTAATAAACTCTAACACCTTGGACCCTCTTGTTGTCATAAACTCCCTAACCTCCCGATTACAGAGCTCTTTATAGTTTGGATCATCGGGGTCAATCTCCCCCGACTCAATCCTTTGTTTAAACTCTTCTAAGTAGTCGTCTTGACGAACCTTATAGAACTTTCGTATAGCATTACGAAATTTTATAAACTCTTCTTCTCTAATCTGTTCTATGTTAACTACCATAAAAAAGGTACTTATAGACATAGAACCCTAATTACTACTGGCGAAAATATCTTAAAAAGTCATTTTCAGGTTTAAGATATTCTTCTTCTTTAAGAAAATAATTAGGCATCCGACGAACTATCTTAGGATTATTATAAGGGAAGGGAAACCATTTCCTGTCTCTATAAGTGGCCCAATAAGACAATATATAGGCATTAACCTGTTTAATATATTGGTCAGTATCTACTTTAAGTTTAAACTTCTTAAACTTCTTTATTGATCTCTTTTCACAATCGTGTTCAAGAAGAATAGTGTCTTGGAATGATTTTATTAGTTTCTTGTCTGAATAATTTGTACCTCCAATCCACTTATCAATAGTAGAGATGCCTACGTCAGCATCTGTCCAGAGAGGAAACTTTTCAAGAAATTGATCTAGATGACAAGACTCATGAACTAAAACGTCAATCCAGTCCTTCTTACCACCTGCTACTACAAGATCTGTCTCATCAAAATAACCAGAACACTTAATATTATCTGCCATGACATGATCTTCTCCTGAAAGTCTAAACCCAATACCGTGCTGTTGACAGTCAGAGACAACCTTTGAGATAAATTTTTGTACATTAGTCATACATCTTGTCCTTGGGAGCGGGCTAAGGCTACAATATCCCGGACTAAGGAGTCTCGGGTCGCAGGAAGCTCTAGCCCTAATTTAGTTAATTTGTCTGTAGATAGAACGCAATTAGACCGGTTAGCTTTAGTATTAAGATCTTTAAGTTCTATAAATCTCCAGTTAGGATTTTTCAGTCCATGCTTTTCTAGTAACCAGACAACCTCTTCAGCTTTGACCGGTTCAGGGTTAACTACATTGTAAATTCCATATTCAGGGAACAGACGCATAAACTTAACTACAAAATGATTAAAGTCAGCAATAGAAGTTACAGAATTAAGTTCATTAATAAGGGTGTCGTAGTTGAGAAGCTTGGTAAAATAGTTCTTACGCGACAAATCTGAAGTAAAGGGAATACGTATACGCAAGACATAACACTTCCGCCCTTGGGCAAAAGTTTCAAAGACGTGTTTGCATTTTGAATAGTAGGAAGAAGTATCAGAATACATCCCAAAGTTAGGAGTATCTTCTTCAGTATAAACTTTATCGTAACCGGAATAAATGCACCCCGAACCTACATGAATAACAGGAATAGCAAATTGCTCGCAAATACGAACTACTTGCATAGGGTATAACACATTATACAAGTAACAAAGTTCTTTGTTGTCTTCGCAAGCATCAACGTTAGGAATTCCAGTATAGCCAAAAGCTGATATAACACATTTAATATCATTATTATTTTCTGAAATATAATCCCGAAACACATCCGGATTAGTATAATCTAGTTCTTTTTGAGAAAAAATTCGATAAGGAATCTCTTTATGTTTAAAATGCTCGGCAAGATTAGAACCAACAAAACCTCTACCTAAAATAAGCGTATACATCTCTATATTATAAGGTCAAAGGAGACAATATTCCACTTCTTGGAAAGCTTTTAAGTTGTTACCTCCAGCATAAGAAACAGCAGATGCTAAGTCTTGACGGATCTCAGTCATCTTCTGCTCATAGGTCATACCGTTCATAGGCATGGAGAGGGTGCGGCCTTCAATATTCTTCTTGTTACCATTCATAGAAGAAGCAGAACCAAAGTAGAGCTTCTTAGTAGGATCTGTCGGGTCAATCATAGCTGGGGAATCAATACAGCGAGCAAACATAGACCCGGCCATAACCATATCAGCTCCCGCTACCAAAGCTTTAGCAATATCTCCATTACAAGAAATACCCCCGTCAGCAATAATTAGAGGAAGTTTAATATCTTGTCCCTTATTACCCTCTACTCGGGTCTGGTTAATATCCCGGACCGTTGAAAACATAGGAGAGGCAAACCCTGTCTTGTTGTAAGTGATACAATTATGTACAACGGTATTATCTTCCCCAACACAAAACGAGTGGTCCTCTTCTACTTCTAAATCATACACCGGTACATCAAATTCGTATGTTAAATTTTGGATTTCAGGTTTAACAAATTTGTATTTCATTTTATAAATTTTCTAATATTTTGTAAAACAAGTCTAATAAAGCTTCTTATAGGTTTATTTTCAGAAGTTTCAATAGGCCATCCAAGTTTATCTTTTCTGTACCAAGGTAAACTTTTTATTTCGATCTCTTTTCTTTTATATATACACTTGCTCATATATTTCTTCTAAAACTTTAAAATTGTTATTTAAAATATCGTTCTCCCAAATATAGTATACTTTAAAGTTATTATCAATAGCAAAATTATACTTTTCAACATCTTTTTCTTTTTTAAGTTTTTGAGTACTATTAAGTTTCTTTTTACCGTCTGTACCATCTTCGTTAAAAAATAAGGGGTTTCCGTGCCAGTAGTCGCCTTGTACTTCTAGAAGAATTCTTTCTGCCTTAAAACCAAAATCATATTGTTTATACCCTAATATTACACCATATTCTGGTACAAGATTAAGCTCTTTTAGTTTATTTTCAACTATAGTTTCGATTTTGTTGCGCGTGTATTTTTTAGAAGATAGTGCAGCGCATAACCCTGCTTTTCGTCTATATTCTGAATATTTAGCCGGGTCTTTAGCTATTTGTATTTTTTGATATTCGGATTGTTTTTGTCTTCTTATTTGTTTTTCCTCTTCTGTTAAATTATTATACCATTGTTTAGCTTTTTGACTTAAAGTATATCTTGTTTCAAGGGTGTGAGATTTGCCATAGAAATGGTTTCGAGCGCCGGTCATTTTCCAGGCCTCTTTCTTTCTATACTCGCTTAGTTTTTTACGTGCCTCCAAAGACATAGGAATACCTTTGTTCCATGCCTTCCACTTACCTTTTCTCTCCTGAGATACTTTTTGTTTATATTCTTCTGTATGCTTTTTACCAAAAAAGCCATTTCGCTCACCTAATTTACCACATGACTGGCAAAGATATAATTTTTTATCAATTCCGTGATAACAATTAATGTATTTTTGTTTTTTACATTCATGACATTCTATACTAAAAAAGGGCTTTTTTAACTCTGTTCTTTTTGCTTTTTCTCCATTTGCAAGAGTAACACAGTTAACTCTACCTTGTCTTTGTATAGATAAAATTTCTATTCCTTTATAGAACATTCTCGACTTCACATTTATATTTATGCTGTCAAGTATGAATTTGCTATTGGTCTTGTATTTGAATTAAAAAATGTTTATCTTTATCTAAATCTTTTGCTTCTACCCAAAAAGCATAATCGTGTATATTACTATCACTTACATTTTTAACATCTTCAACATTAACAACATAAAACTTATGATCTAATGTACAAATATTTTGATTAACCTCTAACAAATCTTGGGCGTATTTAATAATTGTATTTGTTACTTTTTTATATTGTTTGCTATGCGTAAGTACATAATCTCCAAGCTTTACATTTTGAATTGACTTATATCCATCTTTTGTTTTAACCTTAGTACCAGCAACAAAACACGAAGCGCCACAAGCAATACCGACTTTAGCTGCATCAATATAATGAGCCATTCTTAGATAGGCATCAGAAGTAGCGATATTACCTCCAATGACAAAGAGGTCTGGGTTTACTAAACGCTTAACCGTATGCAAGTAAGCAAGCATACCATGAACTTCCTCGTGATCGCCATGAGCAACATCAACAGTGACGTAGTCTAGCCTCAGCTTTTCTTCGAGAATAGTTGCCATTAGCTTAATATCTCTTTGCTTAATGCCTATCGAGATAGAGATAAAAGGAAGAAGATCTGTGCACTTGTTCATCCTGCGCATCCAGTTTAGAATTTCGTCATATTCATAAAACCGATGCAAAATATAAAAATAGCCGTTCTGGGCCAGCCACGTAGCCTTGGTCATATCAATACAAGAAGCCATATTGGCAGGCACTACCGGGAGCTTAAATTTAAATTTACCTAATTGAACTGAGGTATCAGCTTCTGCTCTTGATTTAAGCTCTGAGTAATTTGGTACAAGGTGTACGTCTTTATAGTTTAGAGATCTTTGCATATTAATCTTTTTTTGAATGTTCAGGGCAGAGCGTCTCTACCCAAAAGCTTCCAGTGATCTTGCCCGGCTTTCCACAAACTTCACAAGTCTTAGATGAGAGGTACTCGGTGAAGTCTATTACACTATCAACTACAGTTGAATATCTATCAATATATTTGTCAAGTTCATCAGGATCTTCGAGCTGGGACTTAAGCTCTTCATAGTTCTCAATATCAGCAAAGTGCCAATAGACTCTGAGAGTTGCATATTTAGATTTTACTTGATCAAATACAACTTCTGGGCAACGGAAAGGCACAGAGCCGTAGTTTTTATTAGTTTTAAATTCTTCTTTAAGCTTGAGGTAATAGCTTCGGGACTCTCTGAGATTGGCAAGAAACCCGCAAAGGTTATTAATAATATCAAACCAACCGTCACTGCATTCTGCGCCCCAGCACATGCAAGATTCTTGAGGCGACTTATTAACATCCCTAAAGAACTTTGGATATTTTTTGATTAATTTTTGTTCTAGTTCTGGTTTCATTTTATCGAGGAATAACTAGTACTACTTTGCCGTCACTAGTAGCCTGCTCATACTTTCCGTAATACCATTCAGGGTTCGGGTCTTCTTTTACAAATTGCCGATGGATTAGCCCGACCGGACAAAAGCCTCCTTCGTATCCGTCTACTACAACTTCCATATCAGGATCTTCTTTTGAGAGAAATTCTATAAGTTCTTTAACTGTCATGTCTTAGGGTTCCTTTATATTCGTTAAGTTCGGGGATTCTTTTTGTAGTCACCCGGCCATTTATGATTATACCGTAATCTCTTTCAGTATCAAGGTTCCAGGACTCCTTTTCTGTATTCATATGTCTACATTCTGGTTCCCTGACCGTAGTATGACCGACTATTTGTTTACCAATAGCTTCAGAGGCTTCAAATTCCATATTCCAATCCAGCCACAAAACACCCCCTACATTACAGTCTCCTCCTCGAGCAAAGCCTGCCCCGGAAATAAGATAGTGATGAGGGACAGTAAAGTCTCTAAAGTTCTTCCAGACAAAAGAAATAATACCCTCTATAAGATCATCAGGTGTCTTCCCGTAGGGAATATGTTTTTCGGATAACCCAGCATGAGACAAAGTCCATCCCTGGGTACGATGAACCGGTTTAAAATACTTTAGAAAAAAATTATCTTTTAAACCGCAATCATAAAACTGATGTCTAAATTTTTTAGCTTTTGATGCTGTAAAACCAGAACAATAATATTTGATTGTCTTTGATAGTCTATGAGCAGAGCTATCATTATTGTTATAAATATAAGAAATATCATGATTGCCTAATAAGAAAACGAATTTGTCTTTATTAGGGTGTTCTAAGATAAGATGCTTGAGGTATTTACAAGTTTCTTCAAACCCGGCTACTTTAGGTGGTACCCAAAAGGAGTCAAACCAATCACTGAGAAAGACTACTTCATCGTAATCTTTTTCAGTCTCAAGAATATACTTTACAAAGTCTACCCTTTGGTGGACATCCGGCACAATTATGGTTTTCATCTAACGTCTAACGGATCTAAAATTAAAGCCGGTAAAGACTTTTGATTAACAATAATTCTTAATTCATCTATCTGTGCTTGAAGCTCTCTATTCTTTACAATCTGCAAACATTCCATAATGATAAGAAAGCCAAATAAGCTGCCTACAACAACTACAATAAGATTATCAGAGCTCTTCATAAAGTATATGTTGAAGGAAAATACAAATAAAGTCAAGAAGAAAGTTTATTAACCTTTTCTTTCAACCTTTGACATTCTTCGTAATACCAGTCTCTTTGATCAACAATGTCCCAGAAATCATTCATATTAAGTTCTACAAGCTTTTCCACCATTTGACAATGCTTTTTTAGATCTTCGACCTCTTTTTTAAGCTTTTCTATTTGTTCATCTTTAGTCATTGTTATGTAATGTTAGCACAAGATTTATTTACTTTTCTTATCATTTCTCCATTCATAACCAATATCTTCCAGGCAAATTCGAGCCTTATTGGCAAGGGCTTGTAACCCGACCCAGTCATTATGGTAAATCTCATCTCTCATTTCAAAGCATTCCCAGATATTAATAAGAGTCTCTTTTGCTTTTTCTAAATTTATCTTCCACTCTGAAGCATTTTTATTAAGAGTATTAGCTACAACGAGATCAAGTTTAAGTTCTTTATTTTCAGCATCTAAGTCTTCATTAGCTGCTTCCAAGATATGACTATACATCTTGTAATAGTCTCTCTCATTATAGACCTCTTCAACTTGATTGCAAATCTTATCAACCTTTTCAGAGGGCTCTAACTTCTTTTCTGCTTCCATAGCTCTCTTTTTATACCCCTCTACTATTTCTCTTTGGCGATAATATCTATCTCTAAATGTTTCAAAGCTTTTAAAAATACTTTCTTTTTCTTTTTCTATTCTGTCACAGAGGTCTTTGAGTGAATTACTTTCATCTATGAGCTTATCAACTTCTTTTTCGAGAAATTTGTTTTTATCTTTTAGCTCTTCATTTTCTAGAACATAGCTGATAACAAGCTTTTGCTGCATGTCATGAGCTTCTTTCCAATCAATAGAAGGCTTTTCATTAAGAGCTTTATCCAAAGGAACTATCTTACCTTCCACAATATCTTTCATAGCCTCAACAAAGGGATCAGGATCAACACCAAATGATTCAGGAATCCCTTCAACATAATACTCATCTCCTACTTCAAGCTGATCCCAAATTCCATAATAGACCTGCTCATCAGTTCCATCATCAAAGTGTAGGAAGTATTTGTCAACCATTACTCCTCCGTAAACTGTCTTATCAATAATAATTTTTTTGTCTTTCATTTTGTCTATCCTTTGCAGCTTTTTCGATTAACACTTTATCCACAATTTTACAAACTTCAAAGAAATCATTTCTTTTATCTTCGCTTATATAATGTAACAAACTATTACCAACAGAGGTAAGCACCGAACAATAATCTTCATTAGGGTCTATTTTCATATGTGCTATCACAACATGATTTTCTTTATTTACAAAATGATCTTTATCAAGATTAATACCTTGTTTTTGAAGAAATGTTCCTTTATCCACCCAACCATCTTTGAGATAGTTCTCAAGTTCACCATAATATCTATTCGGATAATATTGTACAATAGAGCGCTCATATACATTCTTTTCCGGTCTTTTGCCTGTATATGCTACAGGCTCGGTACCAATATTATTAATCCTTGTTTTCATCTTTCTCAACCTTCTCTATAATCATTCTATCTGCTATTTTGTAAACTTCAAAGAAATCTTTCTTCTCATCCTCTTCAATGCCAAGCAATCTATCGCAGACTGATTCAAGTTTTGTGCATTGTTCTTTAGAATCATATTTCAGGAATGCTATGACATAGTTTGTTTCTTTGCCTAAGAAGGAACTTTTACTAATAGAAGCATTCTTATGAGTAAGGCAATCGCCATTATCCTCCCAACCATCTTTCAGGTATTGTTCCAGCATTCCATAATATCTATTAAAATAATACTTTACAATAGACAATTCATACTCTGCATTTTTAGGTGCTTTACCAATATATGCTATAGGCTCTGCGCCGATGTTGTTAATTCTAACTTTCATTTTTTCTTCTTAGGTACAAGTTCTTGGTTTATAAAATTCTTTAAAGTTTCACAAAATTTGTCGATACCATCAACATCAATTGCCCATCTATCAGTTTCAATAACGAGATAATGTTCATTATTTCCGTTATCAGAAGCACTAAGAGTTATTTCTTGCACTTTCAAATCAGGTCTTCCATTACAATCCTCTTCTTGAGAATAGGTGGTTGACCATTCTGTAAGCTTAAATGTCTCTTTCATTTGTATTTCTCCTCTACTCTTTTCCAAGCCCTATCATAAAGATCTCCAATAGGGTCTTTGACTTCAGATCCTGTTTCATCTCTACAAATTCCCAAACTTTCTACAAACTTATGAAACTCATCTATAATCATATGATTATAATAAGCTTGCCGAGCATAGTATTCAGAGTACCTGCAACCATGACCAAGTATCACATTTTCTATTGAACAACAGCCACCCTCTCCGCAGCTTTTGCAAACAGGACAATAACAGCTTTCTGTTTCTTCATTATTCACTATTGTAGTATAACCAATTTATAGAACAATACAAGCTTATTTTTTAACAACTTCATTATACAGAGATTCAATATTATTACAAATCTCATTTCCTTCTTTATCCCAAGCCTTCATATCCTCTCTACCATCTTTTTCGTAAATATACCAATCAATCCAATCTACCCCTTCTTTGCCAAATGCTTCAAGCATCAAAGGATTTACCACCTCTCTATAATAATCTTCATTAAAGGACAACAAGTCAACTCCATGTTTATATAGCTCATGAGTCTTTTCAGATTGGTTTTGAATACCTTTGATAAGAAATGTAAATGTATCTAGTGTCATTGTTTCTTTTTCCATTCAATAACTTTATCACTTTTAATGAGTTTTGATAAATCAATAATATGCTGCTTTTTACCAAAGTTCAATAGATAAGATGTTCTCCATTAATACAACCAAGGTCCATTAAACTCTTTGTTTTTCATTTTTCAAAAATATTTCCAACAACTTCTAGAGAAGTCATAATGATTCTATCAAGAGGGGTAAAACCTTCTTCCCCAAACATGAAACCGCAGAACTCTCCAGAGTAGTGCACATCCATGTTTTTATATTCAATAATATCAAGATCTCCATGCTCATGTGTATTATTAACAGAAAAGTTAACAAGATCTCCTTCATAGATCTCTTTGCCATTTTTATCAATAAGTCCTGTGAATTGTTGCACAATGTACCTTTTACAAGAAGAAGACAAAGAGATAGTGTAATCAGAGTTGAGTTTAACAACACCATTGTTAACTTTGTCAAAAGATTTCTCTTCTTTATTCCAAACTCTGAATTTTAGTTCTCTATTCATATTTCAAAAATATTTCCCACAACTTCAATATTCCCCATCATGTTGTTATAAAAACCACTTGTACCCCCTGTAAACCATAAGCCAAAACATGGAGCATTTACAAGAGTCATATCAGTTGTATAAATTACTTCAGCTGTTCCCTTTATGGGTTCTTGCGCAATTTCACTATTATCAAAATTTACAATGTCTCCTTCATAAATGTCAACACCTTTGGAATCTTTAATACCAATGTATTGCTGGACAACATACTCACCTCCTCCAGAGCCATTCTGCAAATTGTGAAACCTGCCATTAAGAGACAAAATATAATGACCCTGATAACCTTCATCAGAATAGATAAAGGATTTGTTAAGCTTATCCCAAGCTCTAAATTTTAGTTCTCTACTCATTGTTCCTAGTATATAGGAACTTTATGGACTAGTCAAGCTTTTAAAATTGATGTGAGTTTACTCTTTTTTGCCGATCAATCCAATTTTGTAGAGCTTTTGCTTGTGGTTCAGGCAATTTTGATAAATCTTCTAAGTAACCTGCCTTAAAGAGGCTAATCAGGAATCCGTCAGCACCCTCATCTTCATATCTTGAAATTTCGGCTTCTTTTGCTTTCTGTTCCTCATAATCTGATGGAACTTCATCTACACTATTTATATCTGTTGGGTCGAAAGAATGCTTTTTGTTTGCAATTTTAAGAGCTTGCTCTGCTGTTTTTGCTTTTACAATTTCTTTCCAACCGCTTCCTGGCCTATCTAAATAAACTCTCCAAGTCTTGTGAATACTTTCATAAGCCTCAGCTAAGAGTTTAGAGTCTTTGTTCATGATATTATTTATACAATTTGTTATATTTTTTTCTAACCCTCATGGGAACTTTATGGACTAGTCAAGCAAGTTTTATTTTTCGTAATAACCTAATTCTTGCTCTTTTCTTTTAATTGCATCTTTAAGCTTTATAAAGGTTTTGTCAGACTTCATTCTTCATCTTCTGGGTCTATGTGCTCTTTGTCCCTTTTGAGGATATAAGACTCCACAGATCCCAGATTAGGCCAACCAGATTCTGTCACACGATCTCCAACTATGCTTCGGTGTCCGATGTGTTTGTTGAAATACTCAATGAGTTGCTGAGCTGCCTCTTCTGGGGTTTTCCCGGTGAAGCTGCGACCTGCGAAACTTCCACAAAGCCACTCATTTGTCACCTCCCACTCCCCATTCCATTGGAAAATATAATCCTCGGGCTTGTCCATCACCCTCTTGATGAGGTCCAAGACTTCGGCGGGTGATGGGGATTTTGCTGCTCTCGGGTTGGCGACTTGTTCGTAAGCTTCAGCTAAGAGTTTAGAGTCTTTGTTCATACTATTATTTATACAAATTGTTATATTTCTTTCTCGCTCTCATAGGAACACCTTTTCCAAATGCAGAGTAGTCATGCCCGTATTGGAGATATGCCTGGATTTCATCATCAACCACTCTTTCTGTATAACCCATCTCTAATAGATTCTTTTTAAAGATATTATAATGTTCTACTGGAAGAGATTTTGTCAAAGCATCCATTCTCTTTTTGTAGTCTTTATCGGTATAGTAAAGGGCATGGCATACTTCATGCTTAAAAGTATCTCCTGTTGTGTTTCCACAAGCAATGACATAGCCATCTTCAAGAAGATTATTTTTATTAATCTTCACTACAATGTCATACATCACTTTGTCGTAAGGTGATTCAAATTTACCGAGCTTGTTGTAGCATTGTGTAATAACTTTTAGAGGGATATTGAACCCTGACCAATCAGCACCATAACTAAAGCCCTTACCATACTTTTCATTATACCACTTCATGTAGTCCCAGATTGAAAAAGTCTTATTACGGAATTTAGGATTAGGAGATTCATAATACTCCTGAGCTCTACAGAATAACATAGCCCTATCATATTTGTCTTTAACTATGACAGCAAAGACATTTGGCTTAACTTCTTTAATTTTGTATTTCAATTGCTCCTAATTGTTTTTGCTATACCTTTAACAAATTCTTTTGCTTCTTCTTTCCAAGCTTTGAGTTCATTTAATTCTTTTTCTTGATCTTCAAGTTCATCAGCAAATGAATAAACAAATTCATCATCAAGAGGATATTTTTCATAATACTCTCGCAATTGTTGGGATAATGGTTTCTTACTCACTTTTTTTTAGTTCTTTATAGCAAATCAAGCTTATTTTGTCTTAAACCTAAATTCAGCATTACCATCTTCATCAGCAACCCATTCAGCTACTCCAGCCTTTATAGCATCTTTTTTCCATTGGGTATCCATTATCCCGCTTCCAGCCAAAAAGCCAAACGCAAATATGAAAAAAGCCATTCCAAACATTATTGGAGCATTATCATTCATATTATTTTATAAGCTCCGCATACTCTACATCATATCTATCAAGATACTCTTCAAACTCAATTTGTTCATCCCAGTTATAGATATAATCAAAAAGCCAATCTTTACCTTTTTCATTTAGTCTAAGGTCATAAGCTAGCTTTTCATAGACCGCATCCAAATGCTTTTGAAGTCTGTTAATAAATTCTTTGTCTCTAAAGATTCTATCTTCAGGGTGTTCTCCTTGAGGTGTGTAATGTTTTTTCTTAATCATATCTTCTCCTAAAGCATCTGTGCAATAACAAGTATCATTTATATAGATAAAAGGAAAACCACATTTAACGCAATGTTTTTTTACTTTCATACTATTTCCTCATCTCATTTCTGATTAACTCATCAACTGAATTATACCTTCTTCCGGTTGATTTACACTCTTTAACATATTTTTTAGCATCATCAGCAGGAGGATTACAAATACCGTGAACCCAATTCTGCTTCTTTACCTCAGAGTGCATAGCAAAAGATTTAGGATACTTGTCTGTTATAGTGTAATGATCAGAGGCACAGATAGTTTTAGGCTCATGTTCAAAAAAGTCTCCAGTTTGATATAGAGGCTTTTTAGGAGATGAATGTTTGCTAAATTCTTCTCGAGCCTTTCTTTCTGTTTCTCTGAGATCTTTATTGAATTTCTCAACAACATCGCTAATTTGATCCATTACTGATTCCAGCTCTTCCAAGACAACATAATCCGTTACATGACACCATTTAGTGTAAGTGGTGTTATCAACTTTTTTAATTTGAACCTTGGCATACTCTCCAGAAGGAGAAACTTCAAGAATGCCAGCTTCTGTAGGATCGGAACAAGATACTGAATAATCTGATATGAGCAATCTTTTGCCTATATATTCTTTAGATAAAGGTCTGTTATTCATTAAGAATTCCAACAATTGTCTGAGTTGTTTTTGTCATCATCACCCATACAGCACCCATGAGCATCTTCGTCAATTACAGGATAAGTCTCTTCATCAACTACTTCTAAATGTCCATCAAAGACAAAGCCGCAGGCTTTCAAGTAGCATTCAAAGTTATTAAGCATCTGGGTGATAGTGACATCTCCAGGCATATCAAAGGTGACTTCGACAGGAGAATACTCTTCAAATTCGGTTTCGTTATAGGTGTATTTGAATTGGTGTTTGTAGTTCATATTTTTATATATTAATGTCTTTTAAAATTTTGTCAAGCTCTTCTGGGGTTACTTGCTTGTATGTCTTTTTGTCTTTTTTGGGTCCGGAAATCTCTAATATAAATCTCAACCAATAAAAAGATAACTTCCAATATCTGCCTCCGTTAAACCAAGATGCACCGGGCAAGTATCTAAAACTTACAAACGGAACCCATTCAAACCAAAAACTGATATAAAATAAACTCATGTCCAGAGATGTTTACGGTATTTGATAAGCTCGGTTAAAACCTTAGTGTCCATCTTTTCAATAAGCACTTCGTAGTAATCTACTTTGCTATAGAGCTGTTTGTAAGTTCCCTTGGCTTCGAAGTCAGGATAAGCCTCGTCCATCTTCTTCTCTAAGGCAGGCCTCTCTTCCGTAACGTACCTGTAAGCATTCTCTAGCCAGGAAGCAAATTTAGCAGCCTCTGGTCCGGACTCTTCCCAATCGACAATACCTTTGTCAAATTCATCTTCATAAAAAGATTTAATAATTTCGAAATTAACCAAAAGTAAAATACCGTCAAGGTCAATCCAGTGACGAGGTACAGCTTTACGGATCCGAGAATGCTTAGGTGCCCAGATGGTCTTAACATGCTTGTAGTAAAAGTCGCGCACAGAATAGGGGATAGCGAAGTAGATCCGGTCTTTAATGCCTACCCAGTAGAAGTAGAGCTTGGTACGGGTATCAGTCTGTAGAAAGATGTTATCTATATCTTTTAATTTTTTAAAGGGTCTGTTCATTTGTTTGTCTGTTGTTGTTTGATTTGTTCGTTGTAAGCTTCCATCCAATCCTGTACTTGGTCAAAACTCCAATTAACTGTCTTAGGAACAGCATCATTGAACTCTTTATAAAGCTCTTTAAAATCAGCCCAAAGCCGAGGATCAATATTACAGCAAGGAGCCCCTCCTCCAAAAAGTACTAAGGACTCATCTACTAGTTCGTTGTATTCGCGTTGGGACATTCCGGCCATATACCCATAATACTAGTAGCTATTTCAGGAACAGGCAACTAAAATATATATATGAAAAAAGTCCTCAAACCTGCCCAACGAGAAGAAGCAATATACTATTCTGACTTCTCCGGTAAACTGTTCCAAGACTCCCCTCCCGTAACTGTAAAGATAGAATGTGATTACGGATCTAAATATGACGGAGCGAGAGCAGAGTTCCACTTATCTGATAAGGGCTTAGAAAAGCTTTTACAGTTCTTCAAAGAAAACCTTTGTGAAGAAACTAAAAATAAGCTTAAAAAGGATATGGCCGTTGCCGATAAGAATGCCCAAGATAATATGGAGTGTAGGGATTGGCAATCTGCAGAATTCTATTATAATAACAGAGAACTTTATCAGAAACTTATATGAAAAAACCTATTCGAAAAACTGTCCAATCCCGAGAAGAGTATTACATTCAGTTCACGGATGAAGAGATGGCTGAGTTAAAGATGGAACCTGGGCAGAAGTATTCCTGGGAAGTTAAAGACGGGGGAGTCCAGCTCACCCCCTACGTTAAGGTAGAGATGGATATTAGTCAATGGGATAAAGAGACTCTGGTATACCTTATCGAACAATCCTGCCAACGTGACGTATCTGTTAATGATGTTATTGTTGATACCTTAGAGCGGTACTTAAAGAGTGAACAAAGATAGCAAAACTATTACCAAGCTTTACGAATCGATTCATAAAGTAGATTACTTTACCGTAAACGAAAATGATTTTGACGAGGAGAAGTTCTTCAGTCTTGATGAAGACTTTGCCAATTTAGGAGCCCTAAACGTATACAGTTATATACTTGAGACGTTTAAACAGGTAAAACAAAACTCCCCTACTGATGACGGAACAGAGGATGTCTATGAAGTAGTACTACACAATGGTCAACTCTTCACCCTGCATCTAAACTACATTGAATCCCGGCAGGCAAAGAGCTTTATTGAGCGAAAGAATGTCAACGCCAAACAAAAACATAACAACACTCTTACCCAGGAATACAGCTCGATGCTACAAAGCTTTGAACCCGAGGATACAATATGTGTAATAATGTTTAAGGACGAGCAAGGCAAATTTGAACAAACCGGCAAAGTGGGCATATCAGCTAAAGAGCTCTTTATAACTCTTAAAAATGCTATAGAAGACTCTTGGTCAAAGAGAGACTTTGAAAAAATAAAAGCTATCTTAATGCGAGTCAATAAAGCAGAACCAAAAAGACTTGAGTTCTATAAAATGCTTTTAAGAAAATTCCTACCCGCTTATAACAATATTGTAGTAGATTCTATTTCAGAAGATAGTAATATATTACTCTTTGCATCAAAATAAAATATATGGAACAATTCAACGTAATTTGGAAATTTAGTGTCATTGGACTTCTTTTAGCTATTGTACTGTCACTGGGCATGATTAAGTTTAAGATTGACGATATTGAAAGGCTTCTGACGATCCCTGACGTTGAAATGCCCTTACCCGAAGAGCCTCAAGATGGCCAGCTCCAGTAGAATAACCTGGGAAGAGTACGCTTTGCGGATAGCGCAAGTAGTAGCTCTTCGCTCTCAAGACCCTCGACATAAGGTGGGATGTGTGCTTCTAAGGCACGACAACACTATAGCTTCTGCTGGGTTCAACGGAGCACCTTCCGGGGTAGAGATAGATTGGAGCAATAGAAAAGAGAAGCTCCTTCGGGTAGTGCACGCTGAGATAAACTCGCTTCGTATGATTAAACCCGGGGAATGCTATCTGGCAGCCTGTACTCTATCTCCTTGTAATGACTGTTTAAAGTCCTTGGCAGCTTACGGCATTAAAAAGATTGTATATCAGAATGAATATAGGCCTGATGTACCCTACCCTCTTAAAGATATTGCCAAAGAGTTCGGAATAGAACTAGAGCAAATTACTTTGATTTAGCTTTGTGCTTTTTAAGAGCTTTAGCTGGCTTGACAGCTTTCTTCTTTGTCTTTTTAGCTTCGGTTAAGAATTCGCCTACAATGGCGTTGAAGTGGGGTGTGTTAATATTCATATTAAGAATTAGTCTTCAAACCCGTATGACATAGCTTCAGGCTTAGAAGCCATATAGTCTTTATAAACTTTGCCGAAAGATCTTTCGAATTCTCTTTTGCCAATCTCTTCAATGTCGCCCTCTTCGCGCTCTAAAGCTTCAATGTCTTGATCTGAATTCTCAGCAGAAGCATACTTAACAGCACCAGCTCTAATTAAGGCGCTAGCAGCTTTGGTAGCAGAGCCAACATCAGCCCCGCCCCGTTGGATAGCCTTTACTAGATCAGATCCTTTTTGGACTTGGTCGGCAATGTTCTCTACTCTTGCATAATAGGTCTTAAGGTCATCAGAAAGCTCGACCCCAGCCGCAGACATTTCATCTGGTGTTAGAATTTCATATTCAGCCTCTTCCATAAAGCGAGCAGCCTTAGGGGCTTTAGGAGCTGCTGGCTTACCGTTCTCGACAGGTTCAGCACTCTTAACAGCCTTCTCAACTTCTTGGGGAGCAGCTTGAGCCCCTTGAGAATAATCTTTCTCGGCTTTAGCCAATTGTGAAATGACTCGAGCTGTATAACCTTTAACAGCATCAGCACCAGGAACCTTCATGTCTGGATTCTCAGCTTTTAAATCACTGACAATCTCAGCAACAGCAGCTTTAATAGCATTGCGGTATTGATCTTCGTTCTTAGCAGGGTTGGTGTTGTTCTCGTATTTACCGAACACTTTGTCAAATAATGATTTAGAAATCATATCAACAACCTCTTCTCTTGACTTGCCTAAAGAGTCAGCAATGCTACCAATCAAGTACCCCCTGCCTGGTGCTGTTCCAATTGCACCTCTTAAAGATGAACCGAACGTTTCGTAGTCTGCTGTTACTGGAGACAGCTCACCGAGAAGCTGTTCAAAGAGAGAGTCAAATTGCTTAGTTGCCATATGTATATTATTTATACGTTCTGGACCTGAATCTCCAAGATCTTATTATAATATTGAGAAGGATTAATATTTTTAATTTTAATACTTTGAATCTGATTCAAAAGATCTTCATCAAGACCGACTAAAGATGTCAGACGGTAGTCAAAATAAATGAGCCCTTCGGAAGGGTAATGTTCGGTACGAAAAGGAATGGGTATTTCAAAAGACTCTTTAACATTCTTAGAATTAATTAAAGTTACCTGAATGTAGTAATGAGTGCGTTTAAAGATGAGAAGCCTTCCTTGTTTGATTGTCTTCTGACCGAGGGTAAACTTTATAGGAGATTGTAACATCTGGGTGAGGTACTCTTCCCCGGGCATGCCATCTACGTAAGTTGAATTTACAGATATCATATTATTTGTTCATGAAGGCAGCTTTCTGCCCAGCAGGCATGGGGGCTAGCTTATCATTAAAGTATTGCCAAAACTCTTTAGGGTCAGGTGAGGTCTTAATAACCGCAATAACTTCAACATCATTGCAATTAACAGCTCTATAATTTTGCATAAAAATATCATATACTATAACCAAATTCTTAGAAGCCGGATCGTACTTAGGAGGTTGGGTTGAGGGTTCAAAGTTTAAAATATTTCTTCCAAGCTGAGACATTAGAAGACCACGATCATTGGTACACAGCATACGGCGATAGTCACCGTAGCCAGGCTTTTCGATCCGTCTCCGGAATCTCAGCTCAACAACATTAGTCATTAATAGCTGAGCTAATGCTGCGCGTCCTAATCTCATTTCTTCTTTTTGTCTGTCTTCTTTTCTTCGTCGGTAATAGGTTTACAAATACCAAAAATGCGCTCTTCAGAAAGAAAGATAACCATCTTTCCATTCTTTTGAATTGATTGAAGACCTCTATCGCCCGGGAAGATGACAATGTCACCCGACTTAACCTGCTTACAAGCCGGTCCTGCTAGAATTACTTTTGCTACACGCCAGGCTCTGTGATCGATAACTGATTTAGGCAAATAAATGCCGTTACGAATAATCGACTCCCCGTCAGGTGACACATCAACGTACTCAGCTGAGATGACATTAGAAAGAAGTTCTACAATTTCATAGTCCTCAGGCAAGGGTAAGTCTTTGTAGTCTTCAGGTGCGATTCCGTTATTTTCAGCCGCTAAACCGGCCATTGAGTTAGCTATCATATATGTTTAAATTTAAGTTAATTGTTGACTAAGTTCCAGTAATTGTTTGGCCTCTCTTTGAGACATTTCTAGGTTCCGGGCTATGAGTTCTACTTTATTGTCCTCTTTGGTCTTCTCTTCTTTGACCTTCTTAATGTAGTTAATGAAAGGTACCTTGCCTTTAGGAAACAGTCTGAGTAAGAGCTTATAATGCTGCTCTTTTCCGATGTTGCCTAAGGCATTGGTACTTTCATTAATAGCACAACAAACTTGTGGAGAAGAAAAAGATAACCAGCGATTAATGAGGTATAAATTATACTCTTCAAGTGGTAGGTTACCTTTCTTGTTTTGAACAATGTCTTTGATGTAATCGAATATTTGCATAAATAAACATAGATATAGTATATAGAAACTCTATACAAAATCAATAATGAAACAATTTTACATTTACAAAATAACAAATACGATAAACGGCATGATGTATATCGGGTCTCATTACGGGGGTATACATGATAATTATCTAGGTTCAGGCAAGCGCATTCTACAAGCTATTAAAAAATACGGTAAAGATAATTTTACAAAAGAAATATTAGAAATTCAACCCTCAAAACAATTACTTTTAGAACGAGAAAATTATTGGTTGAACAAATTAAAATGTGCAACTGATTCTCGGTATTATAATATGACTAATACAGCAGGTGGAGGATGTTTCTTAGATGGAAAAACAGAAAAGGAACGACAAAAAATAATAAATGAAAGTATACAAAGATTAAGAAAGTGGCATAATTCTTTATCATTAACAAATAAATTAAAAGAAAGAAAAAAATTATCTAAGATTGTTAAAAAATGGTGGAAAAAAATGTCTTGTGAAGAAAAAAAAGAATGGTGTGAAAAACGTATACTAAGACAAAAAGAAATTTGGAATAACAAATCTATTGCTGAAAAAACAGCAATAACCCAAAAACGTTCGCAAGGTCAGCTTAAAAGATGGAAAAACATGTCTAAAGAAGAAAAAGGACTTCGGGGTAAAAAGATATCACAAATTTTAAAAGCTGTTCATAAAAATCGTACTCCAGAACAAAGAGCATTGATTGCTAAACGGCGCTCTAAAATGATGATAGGTACTAAAATATGTAATGATGGTGTTAAAAACTATCGCAAGACACTTGAACAAATTAAGCTTTTGGGTTATAAAATAGGTAAGGTCACACAACAATCTTAGTAGTCGCTACATGGACGTCTTGAAGAATTTCGTTAAAGATACCTTCAACTTCTGTCATAAAATCAATGGCCTTCTCTTCAGAGAGGTTAGTTGAGTAGGCAAAGTCAGGTGCCTTAGGACCAGCATTGATATTAATACCGAGGTGGATCAGTACAGCTCCGTTCTTCTCAGCTGCAATACTAACTGAAGCCTTCTTAGGTCCAAACTCAGTATTGATCATAATGTCGTCTCCATCAACATAGCCTTCAGTCTCCAAATACTTAGAACAGAGCAGTGAACCGACTTGAGCGTTCAACAAACGCTGAAACAAAACACCTCCCCAGATACCCTTATTAGGAATCTCCATAATAAAGTTCATAGCCATATCAGAGTAAATGTAGTCTTTGTTAAGAGAGTCTTCCAGATCAATCAAGTTATCAGTTACAAGCATTGGAGCAATAAACGAAACGATATTGCCTAAAGGTGAAACAGACTTCTTAAAAAACTTGTAAGCAAAACGATCGTGAATCTCAACTCCCCCGTATAAATCTTCTCCGAATACTTCTTTTAGTTGTTCTCTAGTAATAATCATAGTGTGTAAATTATAAAAGCTATTCCGATTTCTTCAAGGCACTTTGCCACTTTTCAATAAATTTCTTATTAGACTCTTCCCACTCCGGGGTCATGAACGAGTTGCCTAGCCCGTGATGCAGAACTGAGATAGGTAGGGTTCCCATTTTAAGCTTCTTCTCATTTGCCTGTA